AGCCTGTACTGGATACATAAAGACCTTCATTGTCTTTTTGAAGTCATCTATGTTGCCTACGAACTTGTTCCCTTCGAAGTATATTTGTATCAATATCTTCAGTGCCATACTCTCCTTTTCTAGTAGAGCAAAGTCCAATTTGTCGTCCTTATGAACCGTCAAATTACTTGACGGATAGGTCAATTTGTCCAGTTTGGCACTTTGACCCGCTCCACTTTGGCCTATAATACCAAGAGGACAGATCGTGCCGGTGGTATTGTAGATGTCCTCCATTGTATCCCAGCTTTGATTTTCGAACGCGTAGTTTATCATCTGTTCAGAAAAACAACATGTCTCCGCAACCCTTGAACATAGTTCCATGTCATGGGGTCCGACCCCAATAACGGATGGGTAGTTATGAAAGACGGTTGAGTTTGTATAGAGTGACGCACGTACTAGACGCGAGTCAAGTGAATTGTCTTGATCTGCGCAAAATCTCACACTGGTGAAGGTGTCCAATTCCAGGTCCTTTGACCAACTGGCGACCTTCTTAATATTGACCTTGGTCTTTAAATATTCCAATCCATCCATTACGCTACCTACATACCTCAGGTCAAAATTGGAGTTCTCTATCACCTTTTCCAGTGCACTCTTCGAAATTTTGTCAGACGAAAAGTGTCTGATCAGTTCGGCCGTGCTGGGGTTTTCGAACTGAATTTGTAGTACACACTTGGGCACTTCTCTTTCTGTACCCACAGAGCGATCGGTACTTGTCATCAGTATCGGTAGGGTATTTTTTGAACCCACTACGAACTTGAAGAAGTCCGATTTTTGTGCAGAGCGAAGTGCGGTATCTACGTCGCGTATGATTACTGCTTTTTTGCCTGACCCTTTCTGTTGAAAGATCTTTGCAAACCCCTTGACTTCGATTGATAGTAGCAGATTGTCGAATATGTCATCTGTCTCATAGTCCGAATCGTATGTCAGATTGGCATAACCTGCCTTCTTCAGGCACGCCTTTATTAGGGTCATCTTACCACAGCCTATATTACCTCTAATTAGTATGGCTTTGATTGGGTTAGACGTTCCTACTTTGTAGCCAAGTAAGAACCCCAGTATGGTCTCAATGTTCTGTTTGTTCTTGAAGATCTCGGTGATGTCCCTGGAGTTGTCCTCTACCTTCGGTTTTTTGAACTTACTGTTCGAAAGCCCTCCAGAAAAGGGGTTTATCTTCGTTTTCAAGCTGGCCTTCTCGAGGTCATCTGCCAATTGTCCGACTTGATCGGAGTCAGACTCAGACTCAGACTCCGACATCGTCGTATTGACGGGTGATCCAACAAGGACAGATAGGCTCGTCAATTAATTGGTTTAAAGAATGCCCTAACACATAAATGTTCAAAGACATCATAGAAACTATCGCCAAAGAACTTCAGAACGAAAGGAACCAAGAGCACCTATATACCGTCATTGAACCACTGTCATACCGAGTTAAAACTTCCTTTTGGGTGGTGGTGGTGTTACTTATACTGATGGTAGGTAACCTTATCTATTCGAACATCCTTCTGTCTGAAGTTGTCAAGAACGGCAAGAAGCCGGCATTGACCAATTAGGTCTTCGTAAGTTGGCAGGGTTGGCAGGGTTGGCAGGGTTGGCAGGGTTGGCAGGGTTGGCAGGGTTGGCATACAGTGCAAAAAGGCCTACGGCCCCTATGGCACACCGCCGACAAACCCTTTTTAGAGGACCAATTCGCCTTAAGTCCATGAAAAAGGGTTTGTCGGCGGTGTGCCATAGGGGCCGTAGGCCTTTTTGCACTGTATGCCAACCCTGCCAACCTTACGAACTCACGCAATGTCTACCTTGTAGTAAATGCTAATTGTTGTGCAATGGGGCCGTAGGCCTTTTTGCACCTATTTACAAACCCAGACAAAAATGTGCCAAATGGCCTACGGCCCCATTGTACAACAATTAGCATTTATTACAGCGACGACGAAGAAGTACTCCACAGCCTATCATACGCCAGACAATTCATGTGAATGGAAGAATGAACCACTTCACAGGAATGATTATTAATTGACGACATATACAGGGGTCGAACCTGCGACTTTTTGATACCACAGCCAAAGGCCGTAACAGTCAAACGCTCTGCCAACTGAGCTAATATGTCAAACTACTAGGATCTAAGTCCTTAAGACGTTTTCAATACTAGTTACAACACTCAAATCTAGGCACGTCTCAATCCCGAGATGCCCATGCTTCCACCGGCACCCAGACCATAGCCGCCATACGGTCCCTCAAACTCGAGGAGCGACCCTGGGGATCCGCCCCCAAAAGCCCCGAAAGCGTGGCTGCGTCTGTGTCTACGTCTGTGGCGTCTGTGGCGTCTTCCTCTGCGGCTTCCACGTCTGGACCGCTTGCTTCCACGTCTGGAGCGTCTGCCTCTGCGGCTTCCACGTCTCGAGCGTCTGTGGCGTCTGCCTCTGCGGCTTCCACGTCTGGAGCGTCTGCTTCCTTTACGGCTGCCTTTACTAGATCTGTGAGATCGGCGTCTGTGTCTCCTACCGAAACTAAACGACATTCTTTTTAATAGGTACACAGAAAATTTTTGAGCCAGATCTCTAAGTAAACGGATAAAATATTGGCACTCAGAAATGACCACGGTCTATTTAGAGTCCTTGGCTATTTGTCTTATTGCGGGGATAGTCATGTCCATCTTTTCACTAGTATTGTTGTTAATTTCACTTTTTAGGCCCATTCATGTTAGTATTGTGTCCGTGTCCGCAGTGATATCTATAACGTTGATAATCGTCCCGTTGATCATCTTATCGGAATCGAGCTACTTCTATCCTAGGATAGGCTATGGCTATTTCGCAAATGTCAATAATGCACTGAGGTTTACGCACTCTCTCGGTAAACCCCTAGTTATAGACAACTTCACCAATATCGTCACAAAAAACCCCCCTGGACTTGTGGTCAAACCAGCCAACAACCACTACAACAACCAATTGAATTACGTCAATGGCGAAAGTCCTTACTTGGCCGTGCTTGGTCCGATGTTACCTAAAGCATTAAACCTGGACGAGCACCGATCTGCTAGTCATTACGAAAGTAAGAATTTACCTCAAAAGAGACGCGGACTAAACGAGGCCTTCCATAAGCACTACGCAGTGGATCCGAAGATCATTAGCATTACTTCTAAGTACGACGACGCATTCAAGAAGGGAGCAATTGGAGCCCATATTAGGTTTATTGGGCACTACACAACAAGCCCAAAAAGTGACGGACCTGACCTAAACTTTGAAAATCAGATCAAGGCCTATACGGACTACATCGATAAGTCTGAGTACGAACGTGTCTACTTGGCAACTCACCTTAAAGAGGTAGAGAAGATCTTCAGAAAGAAGTATGGTCACAGATTGATCATATACGAGCACTATAGAAACCCAGACAAAAACAGTGACTGGACTTCCAACAACCTGGCTCAAGTCGAGGAGGATACCAATGTACTGATAGACATGATTCTGTTGTCTAAGTGTGCTGAGATTGTCGGAGGGCCAAGTAATGTATTCTACGCAAGTCTGTGGTATAACCCTGATCTAAAGTTCCACATACCAGACATCCTCAAGACAACTGTATGTGGTTAGTACGTGACTGAAAGGCCCCCGCCGGCGACCCCCTCGTGATCTCGTTTGGGTCGGAGGGTCCATCGCGGAGGGGTGCGCAGAGCCTTTACGGGGTGGTCGTACTGGGAAGCCCGGCAAAATTCGCGCGTGTCCGGTCGTAATCAATTGATTAATGCTAGACATGCTCTTAAAATTTTGAAAAGTTCTATAGGGAAGTAGGTCTATGTAGGAGGTCTAGTTAGACCCAACTACTTGAGTGGAGGGTCCGGAGAAATTTACGCGGACCTCCTCCATTAATCAATTGATTAATGGCGGAGGTCCGCGTAAATTTCTGAGAGGTTCCTAGGAAAAGCACTGGAAGTGTCCGGCGCAATTGTACCGGTAGGGCCGTAGGCCGAATGTACTGTCGAAGAGGCCCGGAAAAGTGATTAACGCCAACTCGGCGAGTCAAAAAATTTAGGATAGGGTCATTAATCACTTTTCAGACTTACCGCATACGCGTAAATTTCCGGACCACCGCCCACAGTAATTGGGCTACCAACTATGCCTCTTACACAAACCACTACTTCCCTACCCTCGCTTCGCCTAGAACTTTTCAAAATTTTAAGGATAGGTCACTCATTAATCACTTTTCACGATGGCCACGTTCGTTTGAAAACTGCCGGGCCAGCGACCCAAATGAGGTCGCTACGACACTGCGAAATCTGAGGTAGGGTCTCAGTGGCGAGGTCCTACAACATAGACGAAACCAAAAGGTTTTGGAGCCTACTCAGAGTTCATCCAAAGTCACCAATTAAAACATTGTCGAAGGTAAATTCGAAAGGATGGGGATTAAGGGCTTGAATAGATTGATCAACCAGTATGCAGCGTCAGCTATAACACAAAAACACATAAGCGAATTCTGTGGAAGTAAGGTCGCCATTGACAGTGAGATTCTTATCCATAAGTATAGGTCTACCGAGTCCAAAAATTCACATATCTTCGGCTTTCTTAACAACGTCTTTTGGCACCTGGAGAACGGGATAGTTCCAATCTACGTATTCGACGGATGCCCAAGCATTGCGAAACAAAACAATGTACTTACCAAACGATTTACCTACAAAGAGCAGATCTGTCGCAAGGTCGAAGAACTAGAAAACAAATTCGTTGAGCAACTGGATAGCATCGACAAGAACGAAGTCACCGAACCTGGTTCGCAGATTATCCTAAGTCCCGAACTGAACGATACATTGGACCAGCTATTCAAAATACAGCGCAAAATGACCTTCATGACTGTCGGCAAGAACCACCACAACGAGTGTAAGTACCTACTAAAGCTAATGGGAGTACCCTTCATAGTGGCAAACGAAGACGCCGAGGCGTTCTGCGTGACTCTGCAAAGAAAGGGAATAGCCGACTACGTCTACACAGAGGATACTGACGTTATACCGTACTTCATTGCCAGTATGGAATCGGACGAAGATCCTGCCAAAAAGGAGTTTGACCCTAAACCCATCAAGGTCCTTCGCAAGGGCTACCTAAATTCAATGGTCACTGTAATAGACGTTAATGAGATCCTAAGACTAACCGGTTTGAGTCCGAAATCGTTCGTTGATATGTGTATATTGAGCGGTTGTGACTTTTGCACGACATTGCCAAAAATACCTCCACAGAAGGCCTATAACTATATGCAGGCATACCAATCCATCGAAAAATTGAAGGAGGTAGGGATATCCATACCAGATGACTTTAAGTACCAAGACGCCAGAAACATATTCTTCAGAAGCCACGACGAGATTAGTAAAACACTTGAATTGGGGACAATCAATACTGAAGACATGAAGATGTATCTACAGGAAGAAAGGGGTCTGAACCCTTATCCGATCATAGAGAAGTATCACAAAATTCTAAGTGTTTACCGGATTAAGAGTGGTTGTTGAGTCATCGTCATCGACGAACAAACATGCCCCATTGGCAAGTGATGACGGCCTTTCTTCAGAAGGGTCGTCTATAAAGAGAAAGTCCGGCGTCGACTTAGGTACTTTGACAGGGAAGAACTTGTCATAGTCTGGGTGAGTTGTAATGTCCTTAGTTCTCCAGAGCTGTACCAAGGCCCAAAATTCCTGTAAAATCGGGAAATTCTTGTCAAACCACTCCTCGTCTCTGTATACCCTAACCATGTTCATTTCCATAGTTTTGCCAGGCATACTTGGTATATACTCTATAAAATCAGTAACCTCGAGGTCGAGTATGAACATGTTCAGCTGTACTTGAGGGAAGTAGTATTCAGGTATCTGACCATGTTTGATCTTCCTCCTTAGAGGGCACTTTACTTCGACCTGAGCCAATACAGATTCGTCTGTCATGACTTTATCGGTGGAGATCCCATCTGGCGAACCACCTAAAAAGTGGTAGATCTCATTGATGTACTTCCTGCTAGAATCCCTAGTAGCCCTGATTGGATCCAAATCGGCGAAGGAGACCATACCAAATATATGGTTCTCCTTACCCATGATGTGTTCATACTTTCCAATGGCCTCGTCTTCATACTTTTGACCATGTATAGTGCTTTCATTGCCCTCAAATGAGCGACCAGCCCCGCATTTTTCAAGAAGAAGTTGGGTCGGTTTCTTGTAAGGATTGATACCAAGTGCAGTAGCTGCGTCACTTGACGTTAACTTGTTCTTTCTCTGTTGAAACCACATCTCTGACTTCTGAGGGTGATTAGGCAGTGCTTTCAGGAAGGCCAGATGGTCTATGGATTTATTCATCGGATTGGGTTTAGCGATATTTTCTTACAGTGGGTTATGATTACACCTTTAGATATTTAAAACGCCGACTTCTGAGGCATTAAAAATTTTGAAAAAGGTTTAGATTTGAATCCAGTAAAATCAATAGTTTGACATCACTAAGTCACTAATTTTGAAGTCCTTAGTAACTTGATTAGGTTTGATACAAACGCGATGGTTCAACTTTTTCTGTCTATTAACCTAGTTAATTTTTTCAAATGACAGTGAAGAACGGTTGTTGTCGAGACTTCTAAGTAACTGAGTTACTAAGAAGTCTAAGGATAATTACTAAGATCTTTTTGTGGTCTGCACTCACTTAGTACATTGTTATGTTCTGATATCCTTAGAACAGGTTTATATTTTATGTCATAACCAGTGACAATTATAAATCAGAAGATATTCTAGGCCTAAAAACTTTTTTGAAATTTTAATCGGCGTTTTAAATGTCTAAAGGTGTAAAGTTTCTAACATTAGATATCAAATTATACAGAGTTTAAAATAAAGTTAAAAAAATTGCGGAGGTTAGTTCGTTCGGTCCATTTTAAAATAAATCTGACTATAAACAGTAGCCATGGCAGATGTCGACTCGTCCCCGGTGGTCAACGAAGAGATTGTTGAGCATACGGACCCAAAACTAGTTCATGTCCATTTTCTGGAAAAGGAGACCAAGGAATCCAGTGAACTAGGTAAGAAGGTCCCGGTGGACGAGTCTGCCATTACCATAGGTATTTCGGATCTAAATCACGTCGAGCCAATGTTGATTCCGGACATCAATAGGTTTACTGTGTTTCCTATCAAACGTTCCGACCTCTGGAAGTCCTACAAAACCCACGAAGAGGCGGCTTGGACTGCCGAAGAGCTAGACTACTCTGCCGATAAACTTGAATGGGACCAGCTCACGAAGGACGAGAAGTTCTTCATCGAGCATGTACTTGCATTTTTTGCAGGGTCAGACGGTATCGTAATGGAGAATATCAATAAGAACTTTTCCAACGAAGTACAGTGGCCCGAGGCTAGGGCATTTTATGCATTCCAGAGTTACATTGAGCAGGTTCATTCTCAGGTATACTCCACTCTGATTGACACCTACATTGACGATAGGGCTCGTAAGGACGAGTTGTTTAAGGCGATCGAGACTATCCCATGTGTAAAACTTAAGGCCGAATGGGCTATGAAGTGGATGGATTCTACAAAGGCGACGTTCGCCGAAAGACTAGTAGCCTTCGCAGTTGTGGAAGGGGTTTTCTTCAGTGGAAGTTTCTGTAGTATCTTCTGGCTGAAGTCAAGGGGCGTAATGGTCTCCG